CAGAAAGAAATGTACACATTCGACACAAAGGGCGGCGAAAGCGTAACACTTCGCCCCGAGGGTACAGCCGGTGCGGCAAGAGCCGTTCTTGAACACGCTCTTGAAAACGAAGGACTTCCGATTAAGGCAAGCTACTTCATTTCATGCTACCGATATGAAAAGCCACAGGCAGGAAGACTTCGTGAGTTCCACCAGTTCGGTATTGAGGAGTACGGCACACAGGACCCTGTTGCCGATGCAGAGCTTATCAGCCTTGCAAGCTCCGTAATCAACAGACTTCAGCTTGACAGCGTTCATCTTCAGATTAATTCTATTGGCTGTCCGACATGCCGTGCGGAATATCACAAGGCTTTGAAATCATATTTTGAGGGTTATAAGGACAAGCTGTGCGACACCTGTCTTTCCCGTCTTGACAAAAACCCGATGAGAATCCTTGACTGCAAAAGTCCTATCTGTTCCGAGATTGCAAAGGACGCACCTAAGATTACAGACTATCTTTGTGATGAGTGCAGAAACCACTTTGACGCAGTTCGGAAATATCTTGATGCCGCAGGCATTGAATACACGGTTGATCCCACAATTGTAAGAGGTCTTGACTACTATACAAAGACAGTATTTGAGTTTGTCACCGACTGCATCGGTGCTCAGGGTACTGTTTGCGGCGGCGGTCGTTATGACGGTCTTATCGAGGAGCTCGGCGGTAAGCACCTCCCCTCCCTCGGTTTTGCAATGGGTATGGAAAGACTTCTTATGGTAATGGATAAGCAGGGCATTGAGATTCCCGACAATGACGAGTGTATGCTCTACATTGCAACAATGGGAGATGCCGCAAAGGTTAAGGCCTTTGAGCTTATCAAACAGGTTCGCAGCTGCGGAATGATTGCCGAAACCGATGTTATCGGCAGAGGACTTCGTGCTCAGATGAAGTATGCCGACAAGATTGACGCAAGATATTCAATCGTTTTGGGCGACAACGAAATCGAGCAGAACACAGCCAAGGTCAAGAATATGGAAACAGGCGAAACAGCCGAGGTTACTCTTGACGGGCATTTCATGGAGAAGTTCATCGAAATTCAGCTTTCCGACGAACAGAAAAACAAGTAATAAAAGAAAATTTTCGGTCGGTCAGGCACATTAAAAATGCCGACCGATTCATATAAAGGAGCATATACAATGGCAGAATTTATGACAGGAATGAAGCGTACCGATTATTGCGGAGATTTTACGTTCAGTGAGATAATATAATCATTGATATATTTGCTCATCTCTTTTGATTCGGACAATATTCTTTTAAGCATTAAAAGATATGCCTTTTGGGATGATTCGCTTATCTTTCTCTTTGATTTTATAACATTGATCATATCATCTATCATGTCACGATTGACAGGCTTTTCAACGGACGGGACTTCCTTGAACGTAGGAATGGCATCATTAAAATCATACTCGTCATAAAGCTGATTGGTAAGATATGGCATTATATGTTTGGATAATGCTTCAAATCTTACCTTTCCGCTTCTTGTCTTTGTATTATTCAACTTTTCTATCAATACTCCTACAGTCATAATTGAAGGGCTATATTCGTTCTGAATTGTTTCAAGTCTGTTTTTTAAATCCTCAATCAACCTGTTCTGTGATTCTATCGTCTTGTTTAACCTATCTATTGTTTCAGCGAGAATCTGAATTGTTCTTTCTTCGTTTTCCATGAGTTATATATTTTTGTTGCAAAAATAATAAAACGGTATATTCGATATGTTAAACAATAGTTATCAACTCTTAAAAATGTTTACTACGCCCATTAATTTATAATTACCCTCTTCATTAATGATACATATAGGAGCATTATTCTCAGGATTGGTATATGCCAATGTGACATAATCCCCAGGGAACACTTTCAATGCGTTAATCATCTTTTCAATATTCAGATTGCAATCCAAACGCCCTTGACAATATCCTTCAATTCCGACATTTTCCGATATTTTATACCCTGCATCATTTGTGTATGTTATATCCATTTTATTATCTCCCTCCCTGCAAACAAAATGTGATATATTATACACATCTGACATTACCTTTATTCTTGAAAGGGAATCTATCAAGTCGCTAGTTCTTGCTTTAATAAAGTAATTAAAGTTTGATTTTATATTGTTTACCAATGGTGTGTAGTTTACAAACTTAACCTCCATCAGCGTACAATTAAAGACAGAACCGAAATCCCCATAAGATATAGACATCACCCTATCATCATCAGATACAGAAACAGTTACATTTTCTTCTGACAACATTTCAAGAAAAGATAACGCTTCCTTTACCGATGTAGGCATTACATTTATGCACAAGTCCTTTGATATATCCGGCTGACATTCTATAACATCTCTGACAAATACAATCTTATCGGACGAACATATATCAATGCAATTATTGGAACAAATAAAATTTATCCCCACTCCACTAAGGCTGGTCACAACGTCACTGATATCATTAAATCCTATGTTCCTTTTTAATGCTCTATACAGATCATTCCTGTTCACGTTGACCCTTATCCCGGTACCACGCTTACCCATTTTAATATCAGGATAAGATTCTACATCTTCCGCAAAGAAAGATGCTTCACTTCCATTGTAAGAAAATATAACTTCTTCATCATATATCTTTACAGAAACAATGGAATCCCTTACTGTTTTGAGTAACTTTACAAGTCTTATTCCGTCTACTGCAAACTCCTGCCCGTCATTGCAGTCTGAATCAACAACTGGAATAATCAAACGCATCTCATTAAGGTTATTGTATGAAGTAACCTCTATTGAATTTTCTGATGATACATATTTAAAACGGAAACATTTCAATATCGTCAAGCCTGTATCGGAAAGGCAGGCTTTGGCTGAGTTTAACGTTGAATATAAAACTTTTCTATCAAAAACTATTTTATTCATAAATGTCAAATTTAAATGTATTCAATCCAAGAAAAATGTTCTCTTTTATCAAGGTAATCCATGTCGTTCTCGTTATCATAGGCTTCCTTCTCAAACGATATATTCTTATACGCATTACCTTTTTGTGTAAGCCTGTACAGCCATTCCAAAATATACAAAATGTAAAACGGAACATACAAAAGCTCTTTCATTTGTTTTGTATGAATCGCTTCGTGATTGTAATCTCTTTCACGCATCGTACATCCTTTTCTTACAAAAATAACCCCAAACAAATTTATACACTTGTACCCCTTGAATGGGATGATTTTATTATATATAACTTTCATTAAAACAGTTCTTTAATTATTTTTTCAAAACTTACTTTTGTAGTGCTGTTACGTAAACAGTAATCTTTAACCTGCAATGTATTCGACATTATAGGCTGACCACGCTCGATAGCGTCAAGTATATTCCACAACATTTCCTTAGACCATACGAAATATCCTCTAAAGAAATATGTAGCCATCACATCAGCCTGTTCTATTATATGATTACGGTCATGGTTACTGTCAGGCATTTTAAGTTCTATGCCATATATCTTACCGTCATGTATATAAGCAAGGTCAGGCATACTTTTCTTTGCCCCTAGAGCACGGAACTCAGCCGACTTGTTACCACTTACAGCAGGATGGAGAAGTTCGGAAAAGAATGCTACAAGCAATCCCCTGCATCCTTTACCTTCCTTCTCGTTCCTGTAACTAACTACTATATCTTTCTGCATTTTCTTTTCTTCCGCAGACCGTTTTTCCTCAGCCATGATAAAAAAAATTGTATTTGGCAAAGGTATCACGAAATGGGATATATGAGAAAAATAAAAGGTTAAAGTTTGTTATCAACCATCTCAAATCCTTCACACATATCATGTCCGCTGTTTCTTATCTTCATGGCAACGTTTTTTTTCAAACCAAGGAATATAGCAGACATATCCAACAAACAAACCGTCCACAATAACCGTATATCTATGCTTGCAGCGACAGCAGCAATACTCTCCGTTCCTGCAAGACTTTGTATTGCTATTTTGCAAGATCATCCAAAGAAATGTTTTCTGACAAGAAATCGTCCGTACATTATTTCACCACATCATCGAACCGCAAATCGCAATACTCGTCAATCCAGTCACCTATGAAATATAGTTTGTTACTTCCTGCAATAAATTTTTTCCCATGATTAAATGTTTAAGTATTGTTTTATTTCTTTTTCTAACTTGTCCAATGTACTGTTTACCAATCCATCCCACTCTTTTTCATATACAGGAATATTCCTTTTTACTGTAGAGTGAAAAGAGATTTGATTCCCTAAAGGAAGATCAAAATATACAATAAAAGAAACTCTTTTCCCCTTATCCTCTGAGCGCCCAAAAGATAACTTACTTTCGTTATATATTTCGATAAGTTTGTCAATCAAATCTTCTTTCTTTGCATACATCTTTTCTGAGTAGGGAAATGGAGCGTCTTTAGCCTTTATGTTGTAATCTTGTATCTCCAATGCAACACGGTAAATTTTAGCCGTAAAATCTCCTTGTTTTATCTTTTTATTAAGCATTAATTTTACCTTTCTTGTACCTATGCCGCACATATTTTCACGTTTTAATTTTAGCATGGCTATCAATTTCCTGTTTTTCTCCAAGGCTTCTTCCTTTGCTTCCCTTTGTCTTTTACAATCTTCTATTACGGAAACATAATTTTCTTTTATCCCGAAAACGTCCATTCCGCCAAAACAAAATGTTTCAATATCTAATATTGTATTCTTTTCCATTCCAAGAAAATCTATAAGCCTTTTGTCTATGCCAAAAATATTCGTGTAATGTCTAAGATGTGACACGCAAACAATATATTCCGGGTTATGGGAACATTCAATCTCATCAAACACTTCCCAAGGATTAAAGTTATTTTTCATAATGTTATTTTCTTGTTTCTTTGAATATAACCCCATATAAACTTGCTGGAATATCCGCATTCTTTCATGGCTTTACGAAAATCAGTTTCCGTATTTCTGATATACAACTGCCGTATCGCCCAATAAGTATTGTATCCTTTAAGTTCCGCATACTGGAAAAATTGAGTAGGCGTCATTTGCTCAAACTTTAAATCTCCTACTAGTTCTTGTAGTTCCGCCATTCTTATTTCCTTTTCGGTTGGATATACATATCCGCAGAAAGGGCATTCCGAAGCGGTTATGGCAATATATTTACCACACTGTTTACACTCTTTCACTCCTTGTATCCCTTCACATTTTCCCTTGTTATGCCATAAAGCCCATTGACGTTCTTTCTCAAACTTGCCGAGCCGTGATATGTTACCACCGAAGTCTAGGAGAAATGCTTCCGTCTTGTTTGGGTGAAGTCGGATAGCCCTGCCGGTTGCCTGGATATAGAACTGAACGGATTGTGTAGCACGGTTTAATATGCAAACCTCTATACTTGTTTCATCGTATCCCGTAGACAATATGCCACTGTTGCATATAACGGTGAATTTATCGTCATGGAAATCCTTGATAAGCTGTTCCCTGTTTCCTGTAAGATGCTTGTATTTTTCATATAACTCCAACTCATCCGGCTTGTTCTTGTCTATACCTGATATGAGGAATTTTGCAGGAATGCCAGCTTCATTAAATTCAGCGCACATCCTTATCGCATTTGCCTGTGTGGCATCAAAACAGATTGCTTTCTTCATCGGGCAGATACGCATATAGTTTTCAATCACCCCCTTGTACTGTACAGACTTGTTGAACACCGCACCCATCTGCCTGCTATCGAAATCACCTGTGCGATAATCGGTATTAACCTTAGACAAGTCGGGCGCATCAACTGTAAACGTTCTCAACTTGGTTATGTTTCCCCGGTCCATCATATCCTGTATCTGGGCGGTTTCTACAATCTCTTCATAGTTCATGCCAAGCTGCCTTTGGTTTCCACTTCTCATCGGGGTTCCTGTAAGACCTACTACATACTTATCATCAAGCAAACCAGACTCAAAGAGATAATCCGCGTCAGACGAATGCGCTTCGTCTATCAGACAGAGAGATACACTTTTAACCCATTCAACCCATTCGGGTTTTTCGAGCCTTCTACGGAGAGTTTGAGCCATTGCGGATACTACTAGACCTTTAGGTATGTTCCTGTGTTTAGGAGAGATGTATTCAGCCTGTATGCCAACTCTTTCCAACGTTCCCCCTGTCTGTGTCATAAGTTCAGATCTGTGGGATACGATAAGCACCTTATTCCCCTTTTCAACAGCACCTTTAGCCATAAAACTCATTATGACCGTTTTGCCGTAACTTACACAGGCAGAGAATATGACGTGCTTATGATTAGTCAGGGCATTTCTCAGACGGGTTATTCCCACCTCCTGGTAATCCCTTAGCTTGAGGTAATTATATACATTCATACACATACATATTGACGCTTCACCGTCCCGACTACTGCCGACCACTCCACGTCCTCAACCCCTTCTACCAAGGGTGATATTAGTCCGAACCGTTTGATGTTCACCGAAGCAAGAATGTCACGATCATTGTGCCTTCCGCATTTCGGGCAAACCCATTCACGGTCACTGAGTTTCAATTCACTATTAACGTATCCGCATATACACGTCTTGGAACTTGCTTCAAAACGTCCGATACGTATAAGGTTGCGTCCATACCATTCGCACTTGTATTCAAGCTGTCGGAAAAACTCGCTCCATGAAACGGATGATATGGATTTTGCAAGACGGTGGTTTTTCAACATACCCTTTACATTCAAATCCTCAATGATTATCGTTTGGTTTTCACGGACAATCTTTGATGTGACTTGATGCAGGAAATTGTTGCGTTGGTTGGAAACCTTCTCATACTGTCTTGCCAGGATTTTTCTTGCCCGTTCTCTTCGGTTGGAACCTTTCTTTGTCTTTGAGAATCTTCTTTGCAACACCTTTAGCCTTGCTTCCGATTTCTCAAGATATTTGGGATTGGCATACACATCACCGTTTGAACATACTGCAAAATCCTTTATACCGACATCTATACCGATAGACGTATCATATCTAACAGCAGGCTTTACAGGTATTTCCTTTCCATCGTCAACAAGGACAGAAATGAAATATTTACCTGTTGGTGTCTTGCTTACCGTAACAGAGCATACTTTACCGTAAAACTTCCTGTTTGGAAAGAATTTAACCCATCCGATCTTTGGAAGTCTTACCTTGTTGTTGTCAAGGTTAACAGACACCGAATTTATAGCCTTGTATGACTGTCTGCTGTAATGCTTCGCCTTGAAATTTGGGAAGCCTGCCTTTTCACGGAAGAACTTCACGAACGCGCTGTCCATATTTCTTATGGATTGTTGCAGGCACTCGTTTGATACTTCCGAAAGCCATTCCTTCCCATTTTCCTTTTTAAGTTCTGTAAGCATCTTAGCCAGTTCAACCCATCCTATCTTCGTCTTGTCACGCTGATACGCTTCTATACGTTTGCCGAGCATATAGTTATATACAAACCTACAACACCCGAAAGATTTGTTGAAGAAAACAATCTGCTCAGGAGTAGGATTAAGTCTATATTTATACGCTCGTTTCATATTGCAAATATAAGTATAAATTAAATTATGACATAACTAATTTAGTTAAATAGTGTTTAATTGTTTATAAATGCCTTTCAAATTCGTTAACGTAATCCATATCTATCCTCGTAAAATAATTTAAAGTTTCTCCATCTATGCCCGTTTTTCCCCTTACAAAAAGAACTGCATGATCGTTGTGGCATACCTAATTTCCTCTCACAGTCACAACAGGCTTCAAAGCATAGGAATCTGTTCGTACCATCCTCTATCGCAATGACAGCCCTTGTATTGTTTCTATGGCCGAGATAAGAACCGTTTTCCTTTCGTTTCTTTATGAGTTCCTTCATAATAACTCTTTTCTTTTCACGTTCCTCATCCGATACTTTCCTTCCTTTCTTGAATCCATAATTATGACCTTTGACGAACCTTCCTTTTTCGTCACGGTAAGATATTGGATAATCTATCCATAATTCGCTAATTGCTGGCATTGAAATCTAACTTTAGTTTTACAATTTCATCACTCATGGCATGTACTCTTTTCAGCCATGCCATTTTCCATGCTTCTTTTCCTATGCCATATATACGATATATATCATCTCCTGCATCATCAAATTTGATAGGAGTGCAGCTTATTGACTTACATTTCGTTCCGTCCATAAGTTCAACGTCACCTACACCTCCATTGAGCATGATAAAGTTGATATTGTTTTCTATGGCAAGATAGGGGATGATTATTTCATCCCCACGATTAGGTTTGTTGTGCTTGATTAATGTAGTCATAACAATTTAGACAATAAATCTTCAAACTTATCCTCATACCACAAAGGTTGTGTTTCTTTAGGATTATTCGGGCTTACTTGGTTTTCCCCATAAGAAAGACCTTTTTCCGTGATTGATTTGAATCGTTTTTTCTTACCGTGTGAAGAATTTCGGCTCAATTCGCATAGGTATCCTTTTTCGACAGCAGCCTTGTTAAATGCCTGTGCGGAAATTTTAATTCCTTTTTCAGATAACAATTCAGAGACAGACTTTAGTATCCCTTTCGATGATGTATAACCTGGAAGAGATATATTTAATGGGCCAAGTATTTGTTTTGCGATAATCAACTTTGAATTATCATTTAAGTTCAAAAACTTTGCCGCCCATGTAGCTGCATTCATTTTGTCCGATATGGTTGGTTGACTATCAATTGACTTATTCTCTATAATCTTATTAACGGTATGATGAAATACTTGTCGGTAAACATCAAATACTGATCTTACTTTTCTTGCAATAAAAAATTCAAGACAAGGCACAGTAATATGATAATCAATTCTTCTTGAATAACCGATTCCATTTTGGCATTTTACTTTTTGGGTGATTGCCTGATAATCAACACTTTCAATAAACTTTTCCTTAAGTTCGTTTACTGCTTTATGCTTGTCTTGATAAACAAGCATCCATACATCATCAAAATTTACTGGGAATTCGTTATCTGATTGTGATAGCTTTAATATTTCATTGAAATACTCCTTAATTTCGCTTTCACTACTTTCTTTAGATAATGTTATATTTGTTGACATATTATTAACTTTTTGTGGTAACTCCGCAATTACCCGTTACATATTTGAAACACCAACAAAGTCATTTATTTTGCTTATTGGGTATTTTTTCGCATCACCTTCGTTGAATGAAAGATAAGATAGAGCCATTTGCAACTTATCCTCCATCCTGTCTATATCATCTTTATAATCGCTTCTGTCAAGTTCCCAATACAAAAGCCTTGACGGATCATTAACCGGGCGTAAATCAAATGGATCATCATCAGATTTACCGTCATATACGATATAATACATTTTATCCACATCGGGATGGGAAAGGAAATGCGACATTAGCTGCCAATAGTATTCCTCTATCGCCTGTTCCTTTGTTGCTTCTCTCAAATATTCAATCTTACTTTCAGAAGTAAAGCATTTCACTTCTGCTATATAAGACAATTTACCATTGACATCAAATCCATATCCATCGGGAGAATCACCATATCCATCATAGATATTATCGACAAAAACAATTTCGTCAAAATCATCCGCACAGGACATTAGTCTAGAGAACGTGTTATGGTTAAAACACTCGATAGCGTCTTTTTCATGATCCTTTCCCCATTCCATGTCAGAGGTGGATATATGTCGGCATGGTTTGTTTAACCTTCTTTCCCTTGCAACCTGATAAAGATAAGAGATAGCTGTATCTCCGAAAGGAACGTCAACTGTCTTTCTCTTTACGCCCTGTTTTTTTGCAATCTCTATTTCGGAAGGTGTCATTTCCCTTCTCCCGGAAACCATAAGTTTTCCAATGGCGGAAGAGGTGATTTTACCACACCTCTTCATAAGCCATAATTTTTCTTTTTCTTCTGCTTCCATTATTTCTTAGTCGCTTCGTTAAACAATTTCATAGCTTCCGCGTCCACATCATAGCTTGCCGTGATGTATCCAATTTCGCATTTCCCACTTTTTAACGCTTCCAATGCAGCCTTGAATTTATCAGAGTTTACTGTCATTTTCTCCTTCTGTGGTGGTGGCGGAACATCACGCCCTATACGCAATCCGTAGACCTTTCCTCCATCGCTTGGGTCACGTGTCAGTTCCTTACATAATATGACACGGAAATCACGGATGGTTTCAGGATAATCAGTTTGAGCCAGCTTGGTAAGGCGTTTACGGTTCGTACTGTTCAACAGCATAGGTTTAGGAACAAGATTTGTTTCTTTAAAGTAAGCAATCCATGATGGTTTCTTACTACCTTGTACCTTTGCATTCTCATCCCATACGATATGGGATATTGTAGCAATGATAGACTGACCGTTAGGGAGTATTTCTACTCCCACATAATCAGATTGACTTCCAGTTCTCCAATGATGGAGAACCTGGCTTTGTTGTTCGTTTGACATATCTATTCAATTTAACCAGGTAAAACTACAGTTGAATTTCCCGTTTTGTCTACAATGACGCTCTTTCCGCCTATGACAGCTTCCGTCTTGTGTCCACTTGGGTATTCCGATAAACAGGAATCATTTTCCGCTTCATACGGATATACATCCATGATGGCAGTTTCGGCAATGGATGAAATCACATAGTCTGCCATTGTGCCTTTCATTCCTTCGTCAAGTTTCTTTACAGCATCTCTCAAATCGGATGCCTGAACAAGCATATAGCATGATGTCTTTTTCTCCGCTCCGCTCTTTTCGTCTAGCGTGATGTAATACAGCTTGCATTTAAACCATAGATCGGCTCCATCTTTCTCAGAGGGGAACAGTTCGCTGTAATTGGAGCGTTTAATGTCCGAAACAGTGAACTCGCCACTAATAAACGGTGTCATTTCCGATATAATACGTGCTTCCGCCTCAGTGAAGCTAAGCGCATCAACCAGGTATTGCTCACTTACTTTCTTATTCATCCCATTTTCTGCTACTTTTTCGTAGCGAATTTTACACTCAAAAAATGTTTTCATGTTTATTGTTATTAATAATTATCTTAATCAAAATTGAAATTATCCTCACCACTTGGCTCTTCGTCCGGCATATCATTACCGAAATCCATCGGAATGAACCAGTCTGAAATATAGTCTTGCATGATTTAATCCTCCTGTTCTTGTTTGAAATATTCGTACTTTATTTCTCCATTTACGATCATATCCATAATTTCTTCATCGGAAGATGTGGCTATCTTCATCATAAACTCATCTTTCTTCACCTTTTCAATATCTTCATTTTCAGTATTCCCCACCTTTTTTGCCTTTTCAGACATATAAGACACAGCATCTTTAGCTATTTTCAAGGCATACTCTGAATCGTATAAAGACATCATGGATTGAATGTATATTCCGTTAATCCTGTCAAATATCTCCTGTTGGGGAAGGCTTAGGAACTTTGCCGTATTCGCTCCCATCATCACCTTTATCTGCCAAGATGTTTTTATATTCACTATGTGAAGCCATCCCTCTTTGATAGGGCTTTTAATAATATAAAAGTCACCTACAATATATCCTTCGTCTATATCTTTCCTTTTCATAATCTATACTTTTCCAAAGCAAGAATCATTTTATGATCTTCAAGGGCTGATTTTATTGTATCGTCAATCATCTTATTGTGCGTTTTAGAATCTATGTCCAATTCTGAAAAATTGTATCCATTATCAATCTTGTTCTGAATACTGAAATAATAATTCCTTATTGTCAGTACATTTTTGTGTATCTCTTCTCGTGTCATCTCCTAGGCAAAAATTTATTTTTAACAAATGATAAAAGCATCACGGATATTTCATCAGCATATCTTGCAAAATCATCCTGGTATTTCTCGTCAACATTGTTATCCATCCATAGGATTTGATTCTTTGCCATAGTACCTACCTTTTCAAGCGTTTCAAACATTTGAAGGCTGGAACCTGGGAGTGTTTTCTTTAGCATTTCATTCAGCTCAATGGAAGATGAGTGAATAATATCAGCACAGAAAGCAATGGCATTAATATACATCATCCAATCCATTTTCTCATCATCAGACATCTTCTTGATAATATCCATGCCTCTTACATATTTACCGTCAGGATAAGCCTTGATATATGCTTCCTGAAACTCCTTTATCTTGGCTGTTACACGAGAGCATTCAACCATACGGCCTTTCTTGATAAGATCGTTCTGCTGCTTGCGTAACTCCTTCATCTTTTCCTCTCTCTCACACTCCTGTATTAACAAATGTCTTTCCATCTTCTATTATTTTTATAAGTTCTTTAAACTGGTCCGCAATTATCTCTAGTTTTCCCTGTATCTTCTGATTCATATTACCGTCCTTGTAGGAACTCTGAAATCCTTCATAACGTGAATCAATGCTGGAATAGCAGAATGAATCAGACGTGATGTTTACCATCGTATTGTCACCGTCTATGAACGGTTCTGGTATGTCTACTTTTATCATCATAGCAATCCGAAATAACTGTATAGTTTATCAATCGTTTTATCTCCATCTTTCAGGACATACTCAATTACTTCACGCCCTGAAAGTGTCACTCTCAGTTTGTCCACAGGCTGAACATTGGCTGTACCTTTAGAGTAATTGTTATAATGAACAATCTCCCATCCTTTTATGGATGACAGCATCCTCCGTTTTCCACACAAATTTATAGCTTTTGGAGTAAATTTCTTTTCTTTCTTATCCATAATCAATCGTTTTTAAACTTTTTAAACATCTCATCTCCCAATACTCCGCTAATGAACATGGTAAGTTCTATTTCCCATTCATCTTCCTTGCCCTTCACGAACGGATAAGTAAGCTGATGCCATTCGTGGTAATCAAACAGCTTCATGCGAAGCGGATAATAATCAAACATTTTCTTGTTTTCATAAAACACACGGATATGATTTTTCTTAATCTCCGTGTAAGACAAACCGTAGTAATCCAGTATCTGGTAGAATTTGTCCATAGGGGTAAAATTACATTTCATGCTTTATATATTCTTTTAGTTGTTTATGCAACGATTTCATATACTCTATTATTGTATCCGCATTAGGGTCTGAAAAGTCAACATCCTTTACGCTTTTCAACTTTAACCCATACACTGAAACAACAATAACTTCTATGATGTTATGTTCTCTATCTTCACGGTATAACACATCTTTAATGCTAGATGTATTAATGATGGGAAAGTCACAAATTTTTATTAAAGATTTATACTTTCCTAGCATCATTGGCATTATTGACGTTATGTCGTTTTCTACAAAATCAAAAAACATATTCTCGTCAACTCCGCAATCTACTGTTTCAAGAAACATACGAATAACATCCCACTCTGATTTTACGTGAAAAGTATTATCCGACTTGTCTACAAAGATACTATCACCAAATCCCTCCAACGCTTTTTCGGAAGCGGTGTACCCTAACCGTTCAAGTCTGTTTCTTATGTCGCTTGAATCCTTTCTAATCAATACCTTCATGGCAAATATTATGTTTAATTACTATTGTCGATTGCTTCGGTAGACTAACCTGTTCACCGTCTTCCTTGTTGGTAAAAATGTATCTTTCCCCGGTATCACTAAACAGGAAATCATCTTTCACGAAGGGTATTTTCTTTCCATCATACCCTACAATAAAGCAGTTTTGAAAAATTTCTAGTAGAATCATTGTTTTATCACTTTTACGGTTACTAAAATCGGGGGAACGCTTTCCCCCTAAACTTTTATTATAGTATGCTTGCTTCTACACTCAAACATGATGCAAATATAATCAATAAAATGATATACTATCAAACATTTTAAAATACATATTATTTATTCACATTTGTTAAAGTATGCCTTAAATACATTCACATTGTATATATTAACCTGTCCATAGTTAGCATCAAAAATCTTTTTCACTTCGTAACCTAGCTCGTAAGATATTACTTTCATCTTTCTCCAGCTAACCTTTCTCCAGTTTACACCGTTTTCCTTTGACCATCTTTTGATACTATACCATTCCTTGGATTCATCTAGTTGTTCCGTCTTTAGTTCTAGTTGTAGCTTTGCTTCCTTGTTTTCTAAGGTTAATGCTTGATTCCTTTCATACTCATCAGCCCAAGCCCTAGCAGCTTCGGCAGGATTGTTGAAGTTTGGAAGTCTTGATGATATAGAAGTATTTCCCGTGGTAAGAAACTCTTCGATCTTGTCATCTACCCAAATAGCAAAATCAGTGGATAATTTTTGAGCAACCCTAAGAGCTATTTTTTGATGTGCCCATGTTCCTTGCTGTGATACATTTCCTCCCTTTATAATTTGCAGTAAATCAGTCGAAATAAAATTTTTTATTTCGCTCAAACGATTTACATAATCAGTCATTTCCTTAGAATTTATAATAGTGGATAGATTTTTATCAGGAAATAACCTAGCAAAATCTGTAAGACATACAAGGATATATCCATTCATCTTACGCATCCTAACATTTATTCCATTATAAGAAAACATCTTACCCATTTCGGAGGGATTTGCCGTACTTAAAACAACACCTGTGTCATTTAAGTTTTCTTCATTAAACTGTCGCATAAATAAAAAAAAAAGCAGAGATCTCTTCAACTTGCGACAGTTATACATTAGACTTATGAAAAATGTATGAAGAAACCTCTGCTTATATTTTAGGTAGCAGCTATCATTATAAAACAAAAAAGTCCAAAAACTATCGCACCGCAAAGATACATAAAGTTTTTATAATACCAAAAAAAATCATTATTTTTGCAAAACAATTAAAATGAGTAATATATGGCAAAGAAAGTGATTAGGGTGAATGTTAAATCCCCTAAGGTAACATCAAATAAAAAGGCATCTCCCATAAAGGTCAAAATAAACATGAAGAATACGGGAGGATTACAGCCCACAGGAAAACAGAAATTATAATCTACAACAGTTTCTAAAACCATCGGTTATAGATTGATGATTATTTATATTCCTATCTCCAAATCGTTGATGTAGATACAATGCAATAAAGAAACATACAGTTACAAATCCTATTGATATATACGAATAAAACATAGTGCATCTCACATCCTCAAACACCACATTATTAAATACAATATCCAGTATTGCATATATCAACATCTCAATGACAAATACTCTATGGTATATACAAAATAAAAACACCTTTGACAATACATAGAACAATATTGCATTAAACAGTTTGGCGTTAAAGAATATGGTAAGGTACTTGTCCGAAAACGGAGTGGCATACTGAATGTACTCCAATGTGTCACCATCATAATATTCAATGATATCACCTGTTCCAACAGAGTGTATAACCTCACACTGATGGACAAGTATAGCAAGACAGAACAATATAGGATAACATCTTATCACCCAAATAAGAAACGTCCTGTATAAATTGTTCAAACTTTCCTCTAGCATTTTGTCTTTCATCTGACCCTTCTAGCTAAATTTCTAATAATATCTTCTTTCGTTCTCCCTTTCAACAGGTCAAGATCAATTGTTGCAGAACCCACCTTTATGCATCCATCAGATATGTATTGCTGCACACGTTCGTTCACAAGATAGTCAGCACCAAGCATATCCAATCTTGAAAGCCCTTTCACATCATTTCTTCTGCTTAGTATAAATCCTCCTATCGTTCTCCATATACGCCTGTATTGGCTTATTCCGTCCTTTACAGGCATGATTATGTCGTTTTCAAACAATGGTATTCCGTTCATGTCGAACACGCCTGTAAACCATTCTACAACACAACCACTACTATCTCTTACACGTCCATAAGCATCTATGGATACATCGTCAATAAGAAGTTCATATCGCCCCGTTACTCCATTAAATATACGGAGCAACGGGAAATCAATGTCATTTCTTTCCATTTTTTTTAATTATTTCAATACATTCCTTTGCTCCATCATCAAAACCATGCTTGTACCCCTTAGCGTATTCTCCAATGTTATACACCGCCATTGCAAATACAAACAGGATGATACCTAAAGCCTTATGCCAACCAGGAAGGGATATGGAAAACGGCTTAAATGTAATTGTTAGATCGCCAACCCATAATAGGGCGATAATACATATAATTGTAAATATAATTGTTTTCATAATCAATATTTTTTTCCGTGAAATTTAGGTCTTAGTTCATTGTATCTCATCTTCTGCTCAATATGCCATAGCAAATCTATGTCAAGATGTTTAGCTAGTGCAAAGATTAAAAATATCATCTCATTTACAATCGTAGAAAGACACTGGTAATCTACAATTGGTTTGGTAAATATGGAATATATCGCTTCCGTGAAACTCAATTGGCTGTACATACAGGCAATATCATCCATATATTCGGAGTTAATATCATTACTAGCAGATTCAAGGCTTATCCCTCGAAGTCCTGCAAGGTCAAACAGGCATATAACCGCATTACTTAGTTCGTCTGGAAGTGTGTCTTTTACATTTTTTTCAAAGGAACACTTAAATCGCTTTTCTTCTTCCACTAATGCAGGATAGCGATTATAGTCCATTTCAAAACGTGATTTACATTTCTTTCCTAATCTTCCCTTTCTTTCCGCTTCCACAGCTTCCATAAGCTCTCCAACGATAAGGCAAAGGAAGTGTTCTTCACTAAATCTTTTATCGTGGAAACCATGCTCACAAGCTGTTTTGTAAGCTATATTCCGTAGTTCGTTCAAATTAATATTGCTCATTCCCTTATTCCTAATTTAATTTCTTCATCCTTGATTATTTTCCCAATCTTGTCAGCTTCCTCATATCGTTCCTCCCTTATCAACAGTCTTTGCAATTCCGAAAGCTGGTTAATGTAAACAATATCGTTACGATCTGACACATGGCGGACATATCTTTCTATATCATCCAGCTTATTCTCCATGCGTATATGCCACTTGCTTACCAAAATTAAAGTAAATGCAAGAGCACAAACATTTAATGAGGCAAGGATGAATTTAAATATTGATTCTGCTATTTCCATAATCATATAAGTTTTAATGCTTCCTGTAATCCTGCTTCAAGTGCTTCCTCGTAGGTGACATATACTTTATAGCCATTCCCTTTGTTTATTTCGTTCTCCATCCAGTCGCTTTCTTCTACTGGAACATTGAAATCACAAAAAGAAAGCGTCCATCTTTTTCCAATAACAGGTTCTACATATACATACACACCTCTTATTTCACGCAGCCACTTTTGTGCAACGGATTGAGTGGGACGACTATAACACAATTTTGGCAAATTCTTATTCGTTCGGAACACAGATTGCATTATCCGATTATCGTCTTCTTTACAATACTCGTTAAATCCTTTCTCTCTTAACAGCTTCGCTGTTTCCAATGTTACAAGTTCTTCGGTCATAACTATTCTCCTTTCTTCTTTTCACATTCTTCACATTCTTCACAATGCAGTTTGTAAGCATGGGCAAACATTCCTAAAGTAACAGGGTCAAAGTGAAAATCCGCCTGTTTCCCTTCTATAATAACAGAAATACATAATTGTCCATCACAAAAGTCAATATACGCTTCACCACCTCCATCTCCTTTAATGGAAAGTGTTTGCGTCTGTACGCTATCCATTATTTACCTCCTTTAATCTTTTAATTAGTGCATCAGCGCAATTAACCGCATATTTAGCGAGTGCATCAGAATTACCCCCACAGTCATCTGCTACAACAGCCTTAATAATATCTTTCGCCAATTCGTACCTACGTTGTTCCCAATCAATTACTAAATTCCCAACATTAAAAAAATCAAGTTCGCATTCCTTGAAAACCATATTACCACATACATATAAATAATTATTGTTATGTTGAGAGTTGATGTTTAATTGGGGAGTTACATCTACCAAAACTCCTGTTGATTTTATTCTTGCTTTCATTGTTTAATCATTTATTATATTACCACCAAAACATTCCACCCCAAAATAATATAAAAATAATACCTGCTACAAGTTTGACAACAGCACCCAAACCAAAAGCATCGTCCTTACCATTAGATGCCCAAAACAACCAAAGTATTAAAACTATAATTGCCACTACATTATACCATGCTATTGTAATCATAATTGTTCCTCCTTTTCTTTAAAATATTCAATCAATTCGTCTACGGTAGCTTTGTGAACGGTATCTATATTAACATCAATATCATTGTAAACCCAATAAGTAGAGAACTTGATTTCAGGACACAGAATCCATTTATCTCCATCGGTAAACCATTGGTTCTTGTCTGTATCATCCCTCAATGCAGCGATAGCCAGGAAAAGTTCTTCATTCGTTCCGCAATCAATAAAATCATATATTTCTTTAAGACCATTTATATCATCATCGTCCAATGAATAAATCGAAGTGGGTCCAAATATAGAAGTAAATAGATTATTCCAACCTAAATATGGATTACAATAATAGCCAAGTTCTTTTAATCTATTTCTAATATTAGCAGTATTTTTGCGTATGAAACACGGTGTTGTAAATCCCATAGTTATTCCTCCTTATCTATCTTAATCTCTGTTACTTTACCACGACTGACAAAACAGAAACAACCCATCACATCACACAAATATGTTTCATGCTCCATCTCACACTCATTGCATTCCTTACGCAATGAACATTTACTGCAATCAAAATTTATAGTGAACGCATCAATCATTTCATGTAGCACCCCGTCTATTATTATTCCGTTATTTACTTCCATAATCAATATTCTAATACTTCGCAATCACTTACTTTCACTTTCATAAACTTTTTAGTTTCCTTATCTACTATCAAAAACTTATCTTTCCTAAAAAAGCCTCCATCTATATACCCTACCACCTTTCCAATACCTTTATTAGTAAACTCTTCTACAGTAGGGTAAGGTTTACTTGGATAAAATATATCGCGCTCTTCGCAACGAATACTATATTCTTCTGAATTGAATATTTTATAACTAACTTCCATAATCAAATACAATTAGGACATTCAGTCAATTTATTACCTTTATTGTCTGTATATACAAAAACACTTTCTCCTTTTAAAGAAGTTATGTCAACCATGCAGCCACACTTCGTACACTTTCTATGCGCATTGTTAGGATAATTAATCCATCTATGCCCTTTTCTGTTTTCTGCACCCGGCTTTGTTCCTCTACTGAATCCCATAATCAAACTCCTTTCCCATAAACATTTACAAACTCGCTGACATCCATATAGTCTATACCGAAATTCTCGGCTGTTTTCTTGTCACTGTCCGAAAACTGCCCTTCAAGACCGCTTGCATCACCAATCATTAGACAATCCTTTAATTTACAATCATTATTACTCCATACTATATAGTTGTCAAAAAGTTTTTCAAGCATTCCTGTATTCGGCTTTCTCATGGGATTGTTTCTGTCATTGCTTCCACAATACATAAAACGCGTATTAATGTTGCAATAATCCATTATACTATCATTCACATACTCACATTTTACATAAATGAATGATTCCGGAAACAGACCCTTTTCTATCCCTCCTTGATTTGTCACGATAAAAATTACTTTAGGATTCAGATTCTTTATTGCATCCAGAACATCAAACTTAAATTTCATGTCCCATATACCCTTCGGGAACGTCTCTCTACTTACTGTATCAATCAACGTTCCATCCATATCGCAAAATAAAACCTTGTACTTTTTCATTTCTTATTCCTTTCTTTGTTTAAAAATTTTATTGCCATAATCAATCTCCTTTCTCTTTAATCCGTTCAAGTACATCCCTGTTGGATTCGAGTATTTCATCGAAAGAGGGGATTGGAAACCATGCTTTTATTACGCCTTCATCGTAGAACAGGTGAGGATATTCTTCGATTTCTGCAAACTTATTCCATTTTTTAAAGAAATAAACTTTCTCAACAACAGCACCATCAGTAATAAAGTAATATCCACTCTCTTCCGGCAACCGTTCTTCCACGCTTATCCAAGGAGATTGCTTTGACTGCCATTCGGCACCAGAAATAAAGTCAACAATGCAGTACGGTTCACAATGATGCTGCCTGTTTTTGCAATCATTGGAATATCTCCTTGCTGCTTCTTCTACTGTCTGTTTCATATTAAAATACTATTTTAAAATCTTTACCTTTCAATGTAGGAAGCCTGTCAGTGACAAACTTCTCCAGTTCCTCTTCGTCTATTGGGAACAACGGGCAATATTGGTATCTGAACGTATGTACAAACCGCCCGTCAAGCATAACATCAAAAACCAGTGTTTTCATAATTTGTTCACTTTTGTCCATAAACTAAACTCGGTATATAGATACTTCCATTTATCCCGGTAACGGTATTTGTCATTCGGGTATTGGCAACGGACACAATAATCCGTCTTATATAAAACCTCATAGATTGTACCCCTGTGTTCAAACAGTTCGTTCTCGTCAAGGGTTCCTACTTCTACCTTTTCCATTATCGTAAACAAAAAATTGTGTAAATAATAACAAATATGAAGTAGGATAATGTTATAATCACCCACTTCCAAAACTTATATTTATTCCTTTTTAAGCCATATATGAGTGTGGTCAATACAAGGGTGATAAGTATAAAGTATATTGCAAAGCTGATTCCGTAAAATGTGTTCATCTTTTCCTATGTGTTTTAGGATTCTTGTTTCTTTTTCTACGTTTCGCAATCTGCTTTCTGACACACCTATCGTCCTTGATACGGCATTTCGTTTTAGGTGAATCAAATGAAATCATATCAAAACCTTCAACAACAGGCTCATTGTAATATAGAATAGACGTTTCTTCATTATCAATCTTATCCTTATCGGTTACTATAACAGCATCACAATCACTGTTTCTAGCTTCCTCAACAGAATCATAACGTTCAAGGGAATATCCTGTTTCCAAATTTTCGAATAGAAGGTATTCGGATGAATTTATCATTGAACCTATAACAGCAATCTTCTTAGTCATATTTTATTCTTTTTATAGTGTTTACAATACTTAGGTGTTTTCCTATCCATTATTCTTTTCTGTAAAGCCATGCAATACATAAACGGACGAATACCTTGATAGTGTATGCACTCACTACAATGCACTCCTAAATTCATTACCTTTGCCATAACAATTACTCCTTTACCAGTTCTATCGTAGGGCATTGATAAGACCAAACATGTAAGCCCATCTCCGACATGGTTCCATCTTTCTTCACCTTGTTAAACAATGGTTCAATATTGTCAAGAAAATCAATCCTATAATCCTTGATATAGGCATATCGTTTTGATTCATTAGTAGTAATACACACCTTGCTTCCGATAGGATACTTCACATTGGATTCAATGTACTCCTTCTTTAATTTTATCATTTCGTTATTCAATTCTCTTATCTTTGAATTGATAATTTCTTTCTTTGATTTAAATTCTTCTTTAGTCATATACATATACACACATAATTAACATTCTGACAAAATCTGTAACACAATAAGCCATACAATGACAATCATCAATCGTCCAACATATTTCCACATATAGCTTTCATTATCATAGCAAAAACAATTCCAAAAAGCATAAAATCACTCCTTTCTAACATTATTGTCCACCCACCTCATTGCGCCCTTTAACGCATCAGTTGTAGACCTGTAAAACATATCTACAAAGAGAACCATCCGTTCACCTTTTATTATCCGGTACATGAAGTCTTTTTCTCCTGTGACCTCTATTGTACATCCCTTATAATATGCCACGTATTTCTTTCTCATATGGCAAAGATATAGTTTATTGGTTTGCCAACAACTTTTTATTAACTTTTATTAAGCGTTTTTCCAAGTCGTTCAGATTGTCACCCGTATTAATCTTCTCCATAACCGAAGCTATATCAAAAGATTTACATTTTTCATACAGATCACTCATTGTCGTTCCTTGTATGATAACTCCGTTCTTTTCCCCGGAAAAATATCCGTCAACACTCTCTATCACATCCCATTTCCGTCCTTCCAGGATAGCTTGTTTATTGTTCGTTCCCATTATTTCAAATCGCTTAAATTATTAATCAATGTGATAGGAGATTTTTTTCGTATCGTATCAAACCGTTCTTTATCCTCATCCGTCATATCCTCAGAAACAGGCCATTCGTCCAACATGAAGATATCAGTATCACCTTCATATCCATCTTCGTCATTCAACTCAATACAAATATGTGGATAATCATTCATATCAAAACCTCTATCCTCAGGGAGTTCAAAACCAAGATCATAGTAGAACTCATAAAACACACACGTTTCGTCTATCGCATGATTCTCGTTATAGAAATAAAGGTCATTCGCTTTGGAATGCAGCAATAAATTCCACAAAGCACTATAAGTTATAGGCTTTAAATCGCAAACATTATTAGAACAATGTTGTCTAACATAAGCGTATCTATCATGGTTTTCTCTGATAATATCTCCCCACCAGCCAAGTTCGTTTTCTATTTCTTTATGTGTCATAATTGAAAAAATTTTTATTATACAAACTCTATATCATTCAGATTAATCGGATAAACTTCATAGACTACCACCTGATCAAATTCTCCATATTCATTTTTTTTATTCAAAATGTTTGCCATCAATTTACAGTTATAATAATCACATAATTCAATTAATTCAATAGATGGAGCCTCAAATACTTCTATCGTATTAAATCTCTTATCCTTATTAATTCTATAAGAAAACATAGATATCATTTCCGCATTAATGCCTAATTCTTTGATCTTGTTGTACAATTCTAAAGTTTTCATAATCGTATGTTTTTAAGTCAAAAATTGCTCCCGGTAACAGTGTCGCTCTGTTTGTTGTTCTCCATACCGGGAAAATATTTCACATTATTTCCGCTTTATCTTAATTCCCTGAATGAAACCGTTTCAAAATCGCTCTTAATGACCTCTATCTGTATAGGCTTAACAAATCGGTCTAATTCCTTGCGTATCTCTCTCATTTGTTCAAACGGTACGGTTACAATGTTATCTAATATTATTGTATATTTTTGTAAAACTCACAATACAGACCGTACAGATCTATTATATCTGAATCAGTTAGTATTCTCCTTAAAACTCTAATCACTCTAATCACTTTCATTATTCGTTCAAATATGATTTTGGAAGTAACGGGAAAACATTCAAAACTTCTTTAAAACTTATTTCCCCAAATTTTTCAATAAATACGGAAAAATAACGTGTTCCCGTGTGGTAATCGCTTTCAAAGGTTATACAGTTGGGTATATCTTTTCGATTTAACGTTTTATAGTCGTTTGCGTGCTCTCTTACAAACTTAATCAATTCGGGCGTATTTCTGTACAGTTTGACTATGTTTTGCGTCCTGGTGACGTTATAATACGCTCGTTTAACCTGTTTTTCGGGTAACTTGTGCCCGTCATAGCTTTTCCAAAACTTGATATTTTCCTTGATAAGATCCAATGTATCAATACTTCTAATAGCTTTAAACGTTCCTATCTTAATACTTTCGTTTTCAAGGATAGGAGATAATTCTTTTTGTAAGTTTTGTTTTTTCATTGTAATAATATTTATTTATTTTTATAATCTCCGGCATAATCGTGCCATATTCTATAATCGTTATTATATTTGGTTGCTTTTCGTTTTAAAGAACGGCTATAAGTAGGGCTACCGTCTAATATATAGCTCAACTCTTTTTGTAAAACCGCACCTAACAAGGGGTAAACATCTAGATAATTACCTTTACATTCGTCCAGTTTTATTACTTCATTACCTAAAGCACGTTCTAAGGCTTTATCCATTGACTTAATAATATCATCTTTGATATCATTGTATTTCTTTATAAATTCCTGTTTTTCCATATATTTAAAAATTACTTGGACAATTCGTTTAATACCCTATCGAGTCTTAGTAATACCCACGATTGCAGATATATATTAAGTCGTTTTTGAATATAGTTTGCAGTTGCTTTGTCAAATGTCGGGCAACTACTTGATATTATCGGCTCTTGAAAACATCCGACATTGTTTGTACATATATTGTTTATGCTTTTAATCGCTTCCTGTAATTGGTCTTTGGCGTATTTCTTTTTCATAGGTCATTGTAATGACTTAATTGTTCCCGAATAAAACTCATATGTGTTTCTTGTTCGTTTAACGGCAAAGAATATAATTCTTTGTAAAATTCGTTTTCGCTTATAATCTTACATTTGTTGTCTTTGCAATATATTTTAAAATCTTTTTCCGTGCCGTTCCCAAAACTAAACGCTAGTTTAATTTTTTCATTACACCAAACGGAGTAACCACCGTCTTTTATTGCGTCTTTGATCGAATTGTACGGGCGGCCTGATATACCGCCGCTAAAACTGTCAATAGTAAATTGTATCATAATTATATTGTTTTATTGATGGTAGAATATTGGTTTGTTGAGTATCTTTCAATACAGGGCTTTATTTTGCCCTCTATTGACGTTTTTTAATAGAGTATTGCACACTGTCAAGAATATATTTAGCGTGCTCCCGGGCCGCTTCCTGTTTTTCCTGTCTGGTGGGTGTTATTCCGTCGTACTTGTATAACAATTTGGCAGCCTCTCTGACTATAGTTTTCATCGTGCTGCAATTGGCAAGGTATTCTAATTGTGGTTGTACACCCTTGTTTATTTTTTTAATTAGACAATCTTGCAACCATGATGTTATATTGTATATTTCATTCGTATTACGTATATACATTGCAAGCAAATTGGATATATCGTTTCTTATTTCCATAATGTTACGTTTTTAATTGTTATTATTTTGTTTCTGTTTTTCGATATAATCAGTTACCCGTATAGATAGGTACAGGCAACCTAATAGTATTAATGTTTCGATCATAGTTATTTACTTTTGATTTTTCCAAACTCTATAATCATTATCACTTTCAAAACACATATAACCGCCAAAAACTTTGGCAACATGTGTGGGCGTAAAAGGGCATTCTTTAATTGCCCGATATCTTGTTTCTACTTGTGCATAATACGTTCTCATAATTTCTTGTATCTATAATTGTAATATTTAATTTGATTTATACTAATTCCCATTCCTTTTTAACAAAACCTCTAAAACTCCCGAAATCACGCTTAAATTCGGCTATAGCTTCTTTTTTTGTCTTTCCGTAATAACAGTACCTTTGCCCGTTATGGTATTCTACTGTTAGTTTGTATTCCTTATCTGTTTTCATAATATATAATGTATTAAGTTATTGTACTCTGTATTAATACGGGCTTGTAACCGTTACCAATGTACACCAATGATAGCTACATTACAATATGTGCGTATCGTATGTTTTTACGGCTTATATATACCGACCGTAACTAACGGACCAGTATTAAGACTTATGTATAGGATACATATACGCACATACATTATATTATATTAGGGATGTTAATCGCATATCGCACTAAGTTACTATCTCCATTATCAAGCAATACCCGTACTTCTGCATCGTGGCTAACAACACCGCTGTTTATATTCCGCTTATTCCCTGGTTTGCGGATCTGTACCACGCTCTCACCGTGGCAAGCTGTCTCAATACGTCAAGTATCTCTTTGTCCTTCCGACACTGCAAACATACAGCGTTTTTGATTAGGTTGTATATTTCGTTAACATTCATTATAAATTAAGCCCGTTTTTTCCAAAATCAATACGGTTTATATACATATTTTAAATTAATATTGCATAATATTAATAGATCAGACCGTGCAAGACATATTTTAGCTTAATATTATGTTTAATTTCAAGATTTTTCAATGTTAATTTGTGTTAAATTTGTTTGTAAGTATCTGAGCGTGAGGGAATTACGAAATCTTCGTAGAAGCCACTTGTAAAGATTTTTATTTGTAAAGATTTCGAAATTCGATTCTCGTAGAAAAGAATTCTTTTTTATTTACAAACGGAATATACTGGAGTTGTTGTACAATCGTAATTGCCTGTAAATCAGTGCTATACCCCCTTTTATAGAGGCTTCGCTGCGGGTGTGTCGCTTCCGATAAATTTTTTTCTGAAAATTTTTTTTCCCCAAATTTTGCTCGGATGGCTGATTTTGCGGTTTGGGGGTGTATTTTCGGTAGTTTTCAACAAAATCGGATAAATCTTTACATAAAAAGTTACGAAAATCGTAGGTTTTTTGGTGTGTTTCGTATGTGTGGTTGCATTTTTTATGTCTTTTTTTGCAGTATAAGTTATTGGTTTACAGTATTCTTCGTTGATTTCGTCGTTTTGATATGTATCTATACTAAATTACGTATGCAGTTTTGGTGTCTGTATGTGTATGTGTTATGTATGTATATGTATGTATATGTATTGTAATAGAGTATGTATCGTGTACGTGTATGTATATGTTGTATATATATATTACTTTTAACATTTAATATGCAAATTAATAGAGAGTAAATTTTCAAAGATTTACGATTCAATTTTTTTTGACAAGACTAAACATCTTGTTTTCAGCCATTTAACCACTAATTTGCGCGAGTTTTTTGACAAATGTTGAAAAACGAAGAGTTTACGAAGTCTACGAAAAATCAACGAATTTCGTAGGTTTTTTACGAATTTTCCCGAATCAATTAGTTGCATATGCAACTATCGGTGTTGAGATTTTTTATTTTATGTTAAATTAAGTCAATTTTACATTTCTTAACGTAGAAAATAACATGTAAATAAAAAATTATAGTTAAATCATTTTAACTAAAATGAGAAAAATTATGACAAAAGTAAAAAATAGCAACAATCAACATTTTTTACTTTTCCTGTTCAAAGCATACTGTGGACGTGAAAGTAAAAAATCTTGTGTAAAGAAAGATAAACTATCTTTCTAAACACGCTATTGTTAACTGCGTAAACATTTGCAGTTAATTAATTTAACTACTTGTTTTCGTATTGTTTTTTGCGCTATATTTGCGGGTAAAAACATATAAATGTGTGTGTAAAGATGGAAGAAGAAATAGAGATTAAACTTAGATTGCCCGAATCAAGGCGTGTCATATGCCTGTCCGATGCAATGCCCGACAGGGAGCGTTGGTACAAGGGTATGAGGGTTCAGACGTGGCTGTTCGGGTGGGTTACGCTCGTCAGCTTCAGGGACCGTCGCTGCTGTCTTAAACTTGACGAGCCTCTGGAGGACGGAACAAAGGCTGTGTTCGTGTCGGAAGCGTCATTCATCAAGCGTGTTCCAGTACCTTTAACTGCAAGGTCTATGGCTGCACAGGTTGCTGGTGTCAGCGTGGAGGGTGAAGTGCTGGAGTACGAGAGAAAAATGAAGAGCAAATGGGAGAAGGAGAGAAAGCGTATAGCGGAGATATGCTCTAGGTACGGGTATGTGATGCCTTCCGAGTGGAAACGGTCGTTGCGCAGATTCGCTTCGTGGTGCGAGGACCAGGTAAGACAGTACGGGCATATCGTGGATGCAGACTACCTTATGCGCCATGATACGTCCGTTGTGGGCGGAAGGAGCGTGGATGACCTTAGGTTCGTGCCCGATGTGGATATGGTGGATGGGACCGGGGCAAACGGGAAGCCTTCTGCCGCTCGCGTTTCACGGTGTGCGCTCATGCCGGGAAGCATCGTCACCGCCATACGTAACGCAGGGAACGAGATGGACAAGTCGGTGTCGTTGTGGCGGAACAGCTATTTCGTGAAGATGAGGCGTTTCGGGTACACGTTCAATACCTGCTGTGACGGGGCAAAGACACGTGATGATGCGTTCACATGGTTCAAGGACATTACCATACAGTACATGGCTGACCTTATAGAGTATTACGGGATAAGACGTGATTCCATCGTGTGCCGGAAGCTGGAGCACATCGCGGACGTGTATTCTTCGCTTGATGATATGGACGCACGCCCTGACATATCAACGGACGATTATGACCTGTATCCTGTTGTGATGTTCGGGAAGGTTGTGGACAGGGAGAAATCGGTAGAATCGGTAGAGAAAGGAGGGGAAAATGACTGTCGCTGAATCTGCAAAGGCTTCTTATGAATACATCCTTGATTCCGTTATGGGAAAGCTGGCGGACAAGGGCGGTGGTCGAGGCTTCCGTAAAGCCAGGGATGAAGGCGAGTGGAAGCGTTCCATATCCGCTATGGTTGAGATGGACATAGCCGATGCGTGCAGGGAGTGCAATTTCAGACGGCACAGGAGCGGTTCCATCATGGCTTTTGACGGTAAGATATTCGTGCCCATGATGAAGGAGGATCTGATGCGCCTGTGCATGGACTTGTGCCGGATAAACGGTCTTAGCGAACTGTACATGACCGATACGAGCGAGCGGTTCTACCGTACCATTGTGAAGAACGTGACGCATGAGATATTTAATCCCAAGCGTAACTTCATCACGTTTGACAACTGCGTCCTTGACACGGAAACGATGGAAACGTTCGATTTCTCACCCATGATAGAATCGTGCATACGTATCAATATCAATTATGACCCGTTGGCACGCAGCCCGTTGTGGGAGAAGTTTTTGGACGATGTGATTCCTGTGAAGGATACACAGGATACCTTGCAGGAGTTTGTGGGGTGTGCCTTTGTTGACAGGAAGAAGATCAAGATGGAGAAGATGTGTTACCTTCTCGGTTGTGGTAGTAACGGTAAGTCGGTGTTCTTTGACGCTGTTGTCAATGCCCTGGGGAAAGACAATGTGTCGTATATGGAGATGGCTGACCTGTCGGGTGACAAGTCTACTTGCGAGTACAATATAGCGATGATAAACGGCAAGCTGCTCAACTACGCTTCCGAGATGGGTGGGAAGGATGTGAGCGGTGGCAAGTACAAGAAGTTCATTTCTGGTGAGCCTACTATGGCGCGTCTTCCGTTCGGTGAGCCTTTCCTTGCTGACATGATGCCACCGTTTATGGCAAACCTTAACAAGATGCCTTCCGTTTCGGACCAGACTTATGGTCACTTCAGACGCTCCCTTGTTATCCCGTTCTATCGTGTGTTTAAGGAATCGGAACAGGACAGATCTCTTCCGTTGAAGCTGTCAAAGGAATCGGCAGCCATTATCAACTGGATAATAGAGGGTGCAAGACGGTTTGTTAAGAACAAGGGTGAGTTTACGAGAAGTTATACGATAGAATCCGTTACGGAGAACGCAAGACGTGATTCCAACAGTGTTCTGTCCTATCTTTACGATTCGGGGTATGATGCTGATGGGGGAATTGAACTTGAGGCTATCCGTGACCGTGACCTGTATGTGAAATACAGCGCATATTGTATTGACTGTGGCGTTAGACCTTACAGCAAGAGAAAGATGGTTGACATGATACGCCAGGAAGGCTATTCCGTCACTTCCGCGTGGGATGAGAACAGGAACAGGATGTTCCAGGTTGTCCTAAGACGGAAATACAATCCTGACGAATATCTTCTCCAACAGGCTGATGATATAATGAAGGAGGATTTGCCGTTCTAAAGTGATGTTTTTTTTATAATAAATAAATGTCTTTTGAAAAAAAGTGTTTTATATTTGCTTTTATAATAAATAGTATGTATATTTGCATTGTATTTTAAAACACTTTTATTATGAAAATAGAAGTTGAAATGAAAAGAATTCTTTTTGGGCATGAGATTTCCCAAAAAAGCAAAAGTGAATTTTTGTCTGCTACCGATTTGGTTAAAGCTGGTAATGCTTGGAGAATTAATAATGGGTTTCCTGAATTTAATTTTTATCAGTGGCGGCAAAGCAATAATACAAGAGAGTTTATTGTAGAGTTAGAAAAAAAGTATGGTACTGCTATTATCAGTGGAAGGGGTAGAGGGCATCATACATGGATTCATCCTTTTTTATTCTTGGATTTGGCGTTGGCTATAAATCCAAAGTTAAAAGTTGAGGTGTATGAATGGTTATTCGACAAACTTCTTGAATATCGTAATGATAGCGGTGATTCATTTAAGGAAATGACTGGTGCGCTGTATAATAATTGTTCCAATAAAAGCCAGTTCTCAAAAGCTATGTCTTTATTGTGCACTATGATAAAAGAAGAATGTGGTATAACAACAGATTGGCAACACGCAACAGAAGAACAGTTGTTGTATAGAGATAAGATTCATGAATATATATCTCTTATGTGTGACATTTTTAAATGGAATAACAATGAAGCTGTCCGTGTTGGTTTGTTGAAAGCTAAAAAATGGAAAGATAATAGGTTGTCTGTTTAATATTGTTTAACCGTTATTTTTTTGCCATGACATATTGTAGTAGTAAAGATTAAGATATTGCGCCTACCGAGTGGAGCTACGGAAACGCCTCCGAAATAAACCCTATGGTTGATTTGACAGCTCGTAGTAGGCGCACTTTTTTTATTGTTATGAATGAACTAGTTTTTAAAGGTCAGAATGACCAAGTTTTAACTAATAGTGTAAAAGAATTTATAATTACAATGTTCCCAAGTTGTGTAGGAAATATAGAGTTTCGTGAAAACGATTATGGGATATATATGCTTTACGAAGATGGTACTATATACAACCAGCTTACATTAGCTAATGCACTTATTGAATATGCCTGGATGCACGATTTTGATAAAGCAACAGAAGTAAATAAATTTCTTTTTGGAAATTGTGAATTATTGTATTATGCCATATTTACTACTATGGCAGAAGTATTAAAACTCCCAAGAAAAAAATCCTTTGATAGATGCACGTACTTGATGAAAGATAAAGTTACTGGGTTAGTAAAAATAGGTTCTACATCTGATATTAAAACAAGATATCGAACGCTTTCGTGCGGAAATCATAATTTATTAGTCATTGCAACCATTGACGAAAATATAGAAAATGAGCTACACCGCAGATTTTCAAATAAAAAAGTAAAAGGAGAATTTTATTCAATTGACGAAAATGAAATATTATCAATAATAAAAGAATACGGTTTCTCTACTTATTTAAAACCTTCCCGAGAATATAATAACGATTAAAGATTATTTAACCGTTATTGTTTTTACCATATTACTTTAATATGTATTTTTGCTGAAAAATTTTATTGTATATGGATAATAAAGAGATTGTATTATTTGATAGAAGTATTCGTGTTACTTCTGATTGGTATGTATGTGTGTCTGATGCCCAGTGTGCGATAAATGAAGCCCGTAACAGGACTGGTTTGAAAAGGTATAATTTCAGCCAGTGGTTAAAGACGCTTTACGTAAGTGACATGGTTTCCAGTATTAATGAGAGCGGCAAGGATGCTTTCAAGGTTGAGTTTGACAATGATTCGGGTAAGATAGAGCAGTATTGTCATTTTGGTGTGTTTGTTAATATGATTTTGTCGGCAAGTCCTGTTAGTGGTGTGCTGGACAATGAGGATTGGTTTAATGATTACGTTTGTGATGTATATTCCATTGACGGTCATGTTTATGAACACGCCAAGATACTTGCCGTTGGCGGTTTGTGGCGTTATACTACAAAGAATGCTAGGTTCAGTGATGATATCCGTATGATGGATGATATTATGTATTCCGTTCCCGATGGAGACAAGGATGCCGTGTATAGCCTGTTCTTTGATTTGCTAGGTACGTTTTATTACAATTGGGAGTTTGCGTTGCGTTATGCAAAGAAACTTCTTTTAGGGGATGTGGAGGAATGATTATGAGGTGCTTTGTTCGTTTTGTCATGTTTCTCATATACGTTGACATTTTATTTGTTCTTCTTGTGTTTATGGTTCCTGCCGAAATGGTGTACAGGTGGACGAGTGGTCGTAAGCCTGTAGGATATGTTTCATGCCTTTCTGATTTTCTATGATATCCTGACGGTTATCGTTATACGTTTAGCGATTTCTTTAGGGATTTGAAACAGGGATGGCGTAATTTTAAGTAATATGGGTTCTATTGATTATGAATATATATTTGCCAATCTTGATACCGTGCTTGGGCTTCCTTTAAGGCGTAGGGGTAAGCGGTGGACGTTGCCTGCCCGGATAAATCTGGAGAGCCATAGCAGGAAGGATAAGCTGGTTTTCTATATGAACAAGTCGGGCAGTATTACCGTTACCGAGCAGGGAGGTGATTCTGTCAACCTGTTTGACTTTCTCGTGTCTTATCTTCCCGGTTGCAGTAGTGCTTCTGATGCTTTTAGGATTCTGTCAAGCCCTGAAGGTTGCAGGATGAGTTTGAAGGATTTCTACGAGAGGGAGTATGATTCTGGGAAGCAGGAATCAAGGTTTGTTGATATGAAGTATGTTGACAGGCTTAGTGATACCGGGCATTGGAAGGGGAATAACCTGTACGAGTACCTTTCAGGCGTTTTCGGTGTTGATTCCGTGAATGATGTGTTTTCAAGGTACAAGGTAGGATGTATTGGAAAGGAATCCGCTGTGTTCTGGTATTCCGACAAGGATGGTAACGTGTGCCATGACAACAGGATAAGATATGGGGTGAACGGTCACAGGAAGAAGGAAACCCATGCTTTCAGGAAGTTTACTACGGGCGAAGGATTTACCTATCGCGGTTATTTTAAGCCGTTTTTAGGGGAGTATTGCAGCGATGCGATAACTTGTATGGTTGAATCGGAGAAAACTGCCATAATAGCTTCTATGGCTTTTGGTAACGGTTTTATATGGACAGCTTGTGGCGGAATGAACCAGCTTGGAAATAAATTGCCAAAAAATGTTATTTTATTCCCCGACTTTGATAATAAAGCTATATCTTTGTGGGGTGACAAAGGACGTGTGGCGAGATGGTGGGAGTTCCCTATCCTGTCTTTTGGATTGAAGCATAACGATGATATCGGAGATGCTGTTATTAATAATTTGAATAGTATTAACATTAAAGAATTTAGAGAATGGATATTCAAGTAGGAATTGATTTTAAGGAAAACCTTCTTTCCTTGCGTAATTATATCTCTTTGGGATTTAGTTGTGATGATATTGATTTCAAGAACGCAGCTATTGCTTCCATTGACAGAATGATGGAAGAAGCGTTGGATGAGCATGATGTGAATTTCTTTGACGCATTGCAGAATGTGATTGACAACCTTGATGAGATTAATACGGTAAAGGATGTTCATGATATTTGCTGTGAATTTTACTATATCATGGATGAGAACGAGCGTGTAATGCACCGTGAGTTCTTTGAAAAACTGAAAAAATATCGTGAAAGCAAGATTGAGCGTATTGTTCCTTTGAAAGAAAAAGACTGCATTGTCATGGGTAATAAGTATGTTGAATTAGGTAGCGGCAAAGAGTGTGTCGTTGACAGTGTTATCCACATGCTTGCCGATAATGACCGAATGATTAAAGATGCTGTTTTGTATGTAGACCATCTTGGTCAGCGAATAGCGTGCTCTATTGATGAGTTTAGGAAAAAGTTTGGGGTGAGGAAATAAGGCGTGATAATTTTGTTTTAATCAATTTTATTATTATATTTGCATAATTAAAATTTGATAAAAATGAAAGATTGTGGTATTTATATGTTTTTGTATAAAAACTATTGTTATGTTGGTCAATCTATTAGAATTTCTAAAAGAATTGATGGTCATAAAAGGATGATTAAATCTAAAACTCATCCAAATATGGATAAAATATCTGACTATGATATTAATGATATTGAATTTTCCATATTGGAAGAATGTAATCCGTCCGATTTAAATAGAAGGGAAAAGTATTATTTTGACATTATGTCTAAAAAGTATGTAATGTTGAATAAAGCTAATTGTGGTATGTCTGGTGATCGTTTTTCTGATAGGTATTTTTTATTAGATAAAACTCCTTTTCTTGATTATGTTAATGGGGATTTTTATATTGATAATATTGTTATCGAAAAGAAAGACGGTCTATACTGTTTATCTCAATTGGTTGATTTTATTTTGGACAATAGCACATATTCCGTAAGTTTAAATAACATTATAAATACCAACGAATTTGCTGAACGTATATATGAATTATATAAGAATAAAGGTCTTGAGATTCCAGCAAAAAGATGTTTAGTAAAAAAAATGAAGGATTTAGGGATATATAAGTGTGTTGGTGCTAGGGGTAATAGAAAAATATTCTGTGATTTTGGTGTGTTTATTACTTTTGCTTATATGTCATGTCCTCCATTTGGAGCGTCTGTTTGTATGATTATTGGTAAAAATTTATAAGAACAAGCATGCCTAAAGGAGATATAAGGATTGACGGTAAGGTGATGGGAAAGGATTACGGTAAGTATTTCTATTCTCCGCGTGGTAATATGTGGGCTGTCACCTTGTGTACGTATGACTGTGATGATGGTCGTATGTTTGAAAAAATAGAGTTGTATAGAACGAAGGATCAGGCTAGGGAAGCCGCATTTAGATTAAACACTGATGTTAAAAATGGATAAAGTAAAATTTGTAAAATTAAGACGGGATGCAGTTCTTCCCGAAAAAAAAACTGATGGTGCTGCCGGGTATGATTTGTATGTTCCTGACAACACGTTGATAAGAAAAGGTCGTAATCTGATTAAACTTGGTATAGCCATTCAGATGCCATCAAATATGAAGGCTATTATCAAGCCGCGGAGTGGATTTTCTCTGAAAGGTATTATTGGCGTTGACGGGAAGCATCATGACGCTGATGTGTTGGATGGTGTTATTGATTGTGACTATACTGGTTGTATCGGTGTTATAGTGAAGAGTTTTGAGAAAGAGCCTTTCTATATTGCTGCCAAGGAGAGGATTGCTCAGCTTCTTTTCAGTAATTATATTGAGGTTGAATTTGTTGAGGTTGAAAGCCTTGATTCAACGGATAGGGGTGATGGAGGTTTTGGTCACACAAATAATTTAGGCAAATGAGAAAGAAATTTTTATTATTTTTTGCTATTTCTTCAATAGTATTATTGGGGTTGTGTAGTTGTTCCAATGATAAGGATGATGAATACAAGGATGCTATTATCGGGACATGGGAACTTGTTCAGGTAAAAGTGGATGGTAGATGGTATCCTATGATAAGACCTACTTACGCTAAGTTTAATCAGAATGGTACTTATGTAGGAAGGGGCTATTTTGGAAATGGTTACGGTACTTATGATATATCTGGTAAAACCATTACATGTTATGTTGATGGATGTGAGTATGTAAGATACGAGGTTGTTGAACTTATGTCCAATACCTGTATATTGAAGATGATGATGGGAGGTGACAGTATGGACATTAAATGTGAAAAACGATGAAAACAAAAAAGATAAACAAAATTTACGACAAGGGCTATGACAGTGTACTGAACAAGTATTTTATATTAGCCATGTTTGTTGAGTTTGGTGAAACTAAGTATGACCGTATCTTCTTTTCTGATAAAAAAGATGCGGATAACATAAAGGTAGGTGATTTATTATGATTGGAGTTACATTAAACAGTAGGGTGAAAATCATAAACCGTGATAAATACATTTCACTTCACGGTGAAGATTCTGTAAGCAAGTCAAATGTGTTCGGTAAATTTGTCACTGTTAAATACTGTTTTGAGAATGGTGAAAAGTTTCTTTGTGCGGATGATCAGGGTAAAGAGTATATTCTTTTCTCGGATTGTATTGCTTATGTTGATCATGTTAAAGAGAGAAGCATCCTTGATGAGGCAAAGGATATCCGTAGCAATAGCAGGCAGTCTGACTATGGTGATGCTGTAGCCAATTTTGAAAACATTTCCAAGATGGCTTCTTTGATTACTGGAAAGGAATTATCTCCTTATGACTGTGTTGCTGTACAGATAGCTGTAAAGCTATGCAGACAGGGATTCCATAAAAAGCGTGACAATATGGTTGATTTGGCTGGTTACGCTGATATAATGCAATTGATAGTGGACAAGGAGAATGTGAAAAATGGGGAAAAAGGCTGACAACGCATTGATTTTTAGGAGAGTTCTAGCGGCAAGCGGACTCTCCGATACTGATGTTAACAGGAAAAGCAGAAAACATGATATTGTTATGAACCGTGCGCTTGTGTGCTGTGTCATGCGTGACATGGGTTTAAGTATGTCTGAAATTTCTGATTTCCTATGTATTGACAGGAGTAGCATATACAATCTTTTAAAATATTCTTCTGAACTTGACGATAGAGTAAGGGAAATAAAATCAAAGATAAAGGAGGAAAGGTAATGGGTTTGAATAAAGGATGGGGTAAACTTCCCCTTAGTAACAATCTTCTTGTTGACGATGAAAAACAGAAGAAGATTGATATAGCAAAGCATATTGATGATGCGAATGAGATGGAGTTATGGGCTGCGTCCGCTTATGTCATAGATACCAATCCTGTCTTGTTTTACAAGGCTACACACGTTGTTGACGAGGGTATGTCAGAGCGTTCTTTGCTTATGAAAGCCAAGCAATGGGTGAACTCTCCAAGGATAACACAGATTGTCAATTATGCCAAATCTTCCATGCTTGCTTCCGATTATGTGACACCATCCATGAGGCGTGTATTGGAAGGTGAGAATAAGGAAAAGACAAAGACTTTGATAAACAAGGATAACCTTGAATTTGAAGATGCGATAAGCCTTATAGAAAGTTTCCTAAAGCGTTCTGATATAGATACTGCTGATTTTAAGGATGTGAAAGGTGCACTTGATATGCTTGCAAAGTTCAAAGGTTGGCTTTCTGATGATGATGCTGGTGAAGATTTCTACGACAAGACCACCATAGCGTTTTTCCCATACGATTGCGACAAGTGTGTCCGTGCCAAGGCAGGGTTATGCAACAAGTGTGTATATCATCGTGAATCAACAGGCGATCTTAGTGATGATGAACGTAAATGGATAAAGGAAAACGATACATGGAAAGGATAGTCTATGTCGGTAAGGAAAGCCACTAATTTGACGGTAAGGAATAAAGAAAGGGAAAGGCGTGTAAGGGAAATAGAGGAAGAGGGAGTATTTGATTATTACCATAAATTTACTCCTGTCCAGTTGTACAGGTACCTTTCGCCTCTATGTAGTATTGATGCGTTACGGGTATTACGTTTGTGCGTATTATCCGCACAGAGAGGAGATAATATGATAACGTTGAAGTTTATAAGGAGGCAACTGAAATATAAACCTAGGCGTTCTGTTTTTGATTCATTGATAAATGCCGGATTGATAATAGAACCAGTTCCTAATGTTTTTTCCTGTACGGTGAAGGTGAATGAGTATTCTCATATATTGAGCATGATGCGTATTGATGATAATGCTCCCGATGTTGTAGATGTGGATGATTTAAATTGTTACAAAGTTGTAGCAGAGGATAATATTAGTTACCGTGTCGTTAGCAAACGGGGGAGTGTTGTAAAGAGTTTCACTGAAAAGAGTGAAGCAAGCAATTATCTTGATAAACTGTATTTCCCTAAAGGTGAAGATGGTGACGTGGAAGCATTGTCGAAAGAGGAAGAGGAAGAATTAACTGTTTGATTAACAATTTTTATTATTGTTTTCTGTATTAGTTTATTTTTTAATATTACTTTTGTCGCATGAGATATTGCTATGATAAAGAACGGTATGATTATCTTGTCAACGAGATTTTTAAATGTGGCAAGATACTTAAAGAGAACACAACTAACGGTAAGGAAGTTAGCTGGAAAGTTTTCTGGATAAGGGTGGACGCTCACAAAAGAAGGCTGTCCGCAATGAGAGAGTTGGACAAAATTAAAGAATATAAGTATAAAAAATAAAAAAATGGATTTAGTATTAAATTGTAAAGTAAAGAAAGTAGGTCAGTTACAGACTGGTACAAGTAAGGCAGGTAATCCTTGGCAGAAGAGAAATTTTCTCGTTGAAGAAATTGGTTCTACATATACCAAAGAGGTGTATTTTTATGTAATGGGCAATCTGTGTGATCTTCAATTGAAAGAGGGTGATACTATTACTGCCCATCTTGAAATCAGAGCAAGAGAATACCAGGGTAAATATTACAATGAAGTTGGGTGCTTTAAGATAGATATGCCGCAACCAGCACAAGCACCTGCACCTGCTCCATCACCTGCACCTGCCCAGCCTGAAAGACGGGATGATTTGCCCTTTTAAAATTGCAATGCTTTCTGAAATGTGTGATTTTTGCTTGTATTGATTAATTTCTTGTTTTTGTTTGCGGATGGAGGTTTATCTTTTTTGCCATATTTCGGGTTTTCCTCCATCCGATTTTATTAGTAGTTATGAAACGAATAAAGAGTAAATTCCCTTTAGCTGACATATTCAATTTTGTGTTGGGCAAATTATCCGTTTTGAAATCTATTTCTGAACCTGTAACTTTCTCTTCCCGTGATAATGCTTTATCTGCATTGTATGAAGAGGCGTATAAACTCGCCGATACATCACTTGATCGTATGCAGATAGAAGCCGAAGAAGTCAATGAAAGATATGTAAAGTTAGCCGCTTTCATAGATTCAGGGAAAATGGATGAAGTCGTTAATGATATGTACAACAAGTGTTTACTGGAAATGCAGTGTTGTACTATGTTCGACTATATACGGCTTCTTGATACTCGCATACAGCGTATGCAAGGTTCTGATGGTGCTAAAGTAATAAAGATGAATTTTGGTATGGCTATTATGGCTCTCAAAGCAGGTTATCCAATTCGTAGAAAGGGCTGGAACGGGAAAGGATTAATGGTATTCAAACAGGTTCCAGCTCATATAGAGAGTGATGTTATTCCAAAGATGCAATCTCTTCCCCAATCGGCAAAAGACCTTATTCTGAAAGGCAAAGGATTCATTGACTATACAAGCCAGTGTCTTATCTACAATGAGAATACTGGACGCGCTGATTCATGGGTTCCGTCTATCAGTGATGTGTTTGCCGATGATTGGGAGATTGTTGATTAATACCTAATTTTATTTAAGGCTTAATTCACAATAATTATTATATTTGTACCATAAAAGATCATTAAAACAACATTTGTCTTATGGACTGTTGTTTGTATTTTAATTCTTTTCATAATTTAAAAGGGGTAGGGGTGGTATAGTCCTTTCCATTTATGCTATTCCACCCCTTATTTACTAAACGTATGAGAAAAAAAGAGCTTCTTAAAAAGTTGATAGAGTATCAGTCTTGGCGGAAAGGTGCTGATATCCCTATGATGTCACCATCCGAAGTAACTAGGATGATTGATTCCGCAATAACAGTGATAGAAAAGTCTGATACAAGCAAGGCGAATGCCGTGCTGTTTAAAAAAGAAGTGATAGACAAACTTCACATCACTGTCGGTGCTATGATTTTGGACGGATATGACGAGTTGGATTCATGTGTAAAATATGTTAATGACTTAATACGTGAGTTAGATGAAAATTAATTTGTTTGTAAGCAGAGAAGAATGGTAATAGAAGATTTTTTTTAGGAGAAAGAGGAACTTCTGATAGTCTAAGATTAGGTTTTTCTCCAAACAATTCAAATATTTATTCTGCTTTTAAAAGTATGGATATAGGCACTTGGTCTTGTACCATAATGGCTGTAGCAGTACATGGAAGTCACCCTGACAGTAATAATGAAGCACATGAGATTTCATCATCTACAGGATATAAATTTCCTATTATTCCAGAGTGTTTTGGATATAAGACAAAAATAACAGGTGTGAAAATAACTACTCCTAAAAAGAGATTTTTCTATAAAGTTATTTTTATAGATAATTCAGGTAGGGGAACATACATACCTTATGACATACGTGTGCAAATGGTTGTACAAGATAATAATAATAAAACTTTATTTAATCCTGGTATTAAGACATGGGGTGATATAGAACGTGATTCTATTTCTGTTTCTGGAAGAGAATACATTTACGAAGAAAATTATACAATAGATGATGGAAGTGGTAGATTAACAGGGTTAAAATGTTTTATGACAATACCTGATTATGAAGAAGAACCAGGCATTTGGGAAACTCCAAATTTAAGCGGAAGTAATTATTCTAGATACATATATAATCAAGGTTTACATACCACAGAATTGGAATGGGATTTATCTAGTAAAGAAGTTAATGAGTTTAGAGTTTCTTTAGCATATAGAGATTCTTCCCAATAACACATATTGATATGTCTATAACAAATTTCTTATTCAGTAAACACCGGATATAATATACACAAGCAATGGGCATGGAACGGCAGCTTAGGTCTGTCTGTGTGTATTCTGTATTGCTCATCAATGCAGAACTGGCACGGGTTCTTAGATGTTACTGCTGTTCTCCATCCCTTGAAATTTGGAATATTTTTCCATGAGTTATAGTTTGCTTCATTGAAAATTCCTAGAATCATCTGCTGTTCTATAACATACAACTGGCTTATACCGTTTGTAGCATATCCTCTACCGTAGTGTTTCTGTTTGCTTGGTGGAATAAATGATACGTTATATGGTGATGATATGTTATTCCATATCTTCTTTTGAACCTCATCCGTTATTTTTTCTATATTGTTCGTTTTTGTGGACAGTAATGTATTGGCAAGATATACTTCAACAACAGCGCGAAATCTGTTTGTATTTGTGTTTATTCTCTGCTTTGTCGTTTCTCCACCGTATGTCCTTTCCATATATTCCTTAATGCCGTTGTCCGTCATTGAAATATACTCCCATCCAAGATCATCGTTTAGTTCGAGTGACAGCTTATTACTTTCCAATACATATTGGTATATGTCGTTATATATATCTTCACGGAACTTTTTGGTCAGTTCTAGCACTTTTTCTTTTTGGCTATCCGGGAGTTTTGATATTGACTTAAACGATTTAGCCCCTGCCAAAAGAAATACGGCTAGAAGGTCTTTAGAAAACTTCTCCGCACGCTCTCTGGTTGACGATTTTATACCGTTTGCAAGTCTTTTTACTTGGAAGTAATAGTCTGCAATCTTAGATGTTTCTTCTTTGTTGATCATTGGCTTCTACTCTTTCTGTTATTCCGTTTGCTATCATATTTATCATCAAACTCTTGAAATCACTTTGACTGTAAACCTTTTGTCCGATTGATGCTAGAGTTTGAAAGATTACAATTTGATTCTCGTACAAAACCTTTTGGTTCTGTATGATAGTGTCAAGTTTCGATAATATTTCTCTTTCGTTGTCCATAGTGCAAAGGTATGTATTAGACTTCAATTTACCATACAAATTTTTTTATTTCATTTGGTGTCATTGTATGTTTATATGTAATGTGACAAAAAAGGCAACAGTGAAGATTCACATCTGTCTGCTGCCAAAGTAAAAACATCGTAATGGTTTCATTTAGATAGTGCAAAGTAACAGAAAATATGGTAGGTATTAATGTACATTTTCACACATACATTTTAAAACGTTAATCCGTTCGGGACGATACCAACGCCCACTATCGGCTATCATAAAAGAATCACCGAATACTTTATAATGGTGTTCATTTGTTCCTTAATGCCCATCTAAATATCAACTAGCCTAATTATTACATTGCAAATATAATACTTTTTTGTATATTTGCAATGTATCAATAAATAAAAAATTATGGAACTATTAGTAGAAAGAAAATGGTGTAAGCCTGATTATACTATAGGGCGTTTGTATATTAATGGTGAGTTTTTCAGTAATACGCTTGAAGATCGTGTTGTTGACGTGAATAAGAACGGAGTGTTTGATGGAAATGAGAAGAAGGTTTATGCTGAATCTGCTATCCCTTACGGTAGATACCAGGTTATATACAACTGGTCCCCAAAATTTGGGCGTAATATGCCAAGACTGTTGAATGTGCCTCATTTTGATGGTATTCTTTTTCACAGTGGGAATACTGCAAAGGATTCTGCCGGGTGTATCCTTGTTGGTAACAATACATCAAAAGGCAGACTTACCGAATCACGCTATACTTCTGACAAGTTGAACAAATTGATTGACGATGCGATAAAGCGTGGCGAACAGGTTTGGGTTACGATTAAGTAGTGTGTTATCTCATCAACTATGTGTTGAAGGAGTTACAGGAGCGATGTTTTTGTCGCTCCTTGTTTTTTAGTAATAATAGATTATGTACAGTGCTATACTATTCTCGCCAATTTCCCATCGGACGGTTTTCCGCCAAACAGGTGATTGATGTATGCAAGACCTTTTTGTGTGCATAGAACAACCATCACGACAAAACCTGGGTGATTCTCTCTTGGAATAGGTTTTTCTTTCATCTCGAAATACCCAGCATCAATATATTTCTGTTTTGGCTCATTCCTGTTAGCAAAGAATACTCCTGCTTCACGAAGTTTCTTGAACAAAGAGTTTCTTCCAAAAGGCAATCCAAGTATCTTTGCCGCCTGTCCTATATCGCACTTGCCTTCCATTGCAAAGGCTTTGTCGGCGAAGTCCGCTTTGGGCTGAATTTTGGCAATCTTGGCATCTTTTTGTTCGATTTGCTTTTTCTGTTGCTCCGATTCAATGCGCAACCGTTCTTTCTCCTTTTCAGAAGCTACCAAAGCTTCCAAGGCTTCAAGATAGGTTTGCGGAGTTTGGATAGCCTTTTTCTCATTTTCGAGATATTCAAGACGGTCTATGATTTTTTCACGTAGAACTGCATCGTAGCCCGAAGCGAGAATAAGACAACCTTTCGGAGTTAGATTAAATAGAGGTCTTTCTTGACCGTTAGCGTCTGTGTATGAGCCCAATCCAAAATTGGATTCGGCTACACCTTGCGATAATAGATTGCGAATATCACGCATAACATGGGCATGTTGTTTACCCGTGACCTCTGCTAGGTAATTATATACATTCATACACATATATATTGACGTTTCACCGCCCCGACTACCGCCGACCACTCCACGTCCTCATCCCCTTCTACCAAGGGTGATACCAATTTAGTTAAATAGTGTTTAATTGGTTATAAATGCCTACCATCATTTTATTTGTTCTATAGATTTCTTCACATTCCAATCGTTTTCATACAGTGAAATAATAAAACGAACACCTTTGGTAGTCCATACTGTGTATATGCTTGTTCCTACAGAACCGTCCGAACGTGTGTACGTTTGTGTACGGGTAGAGTCCAATCCAAACGTTGAGTATGGAGTATGAAGTATCCATTGACCGCTTTGTCGATATATAATTCCTATTTCTTTAAGTTTTTTATGTAACTTTTCAGCGTACATTCCAATTTGTTTTGCTACTTGTGTGCTTGTCTGTGTGTTTACACTTTGTAGGTGGTTATCGTAGTAGTTGACTTTTGGGGCGGCTTTCTGCAACTCTTCCGTTTGTAAATTTACTGTTTCGGAAAGATGGTTATTCTCTAATAAAAGCCTCTCTTTCTCTTCTTCGGCTTGTACTACCATTAGTGCAAGCTCCTTTCGGGAAAGTTCATGCTTGTTTTCCTCACATGCGATAAAATATTTTCTAGCTTGCCTTCCCCGTTCGTTGTTCTCAATCATGGATAGCTCTTTTGCCATACTGATTGATAGAGCATATTCGATTCGTTTAGTAGCTCCTATTTCTCGCTCCACAATTTCGGTGAATGATTGAAAATCAACACCTTCAATAAAATCATAAGATTTAATGCGATCTTTAATCCATGTTGAAAAATCCCTTTTACTTTCAAGAAAAGAATGCAAATCACGTGCATTAACGGCTCTCTTACCGTTATTATCACTAATAGGAATAAGTTCATTCGTTGTGACGTTCATATTTTAACGAATTGTGATAAAAAGAAACCCTCCGTAGGTGTGAACGTCACAACATACGCAGGGCATAGAAGTCGCAGATTGTTTCCTTTCTGCCACCTTAGAGGGGTTCTTAATATCTTGTACAAAATCTGTTCGATTTATTTTGCCAAATATTATGTTATGACGTTCACCACAAAGAAAAGCATAATTTGTGATATATCAAAACTTTTCGGTGTGATTTTTTTTAAATTAATCCAAGCACCATCCCGACTGCTCCCCAGAATACATCTCTCCATTCGGGCACTCCTTGTCTAAGCCACTTATCGTAGACGATTTCTTTCCCTACAAGGAGGAATAAGGTTAGTGCTATTGCTGTCCATACGGAGAAAAACCATTGCGCCATGCTTACTACAAGTATTCCTGCAATGAGGTGTTCCATTCCGTCAACTCTCAAATTGTTAAGGCATATATAGTCTAATGCCCTTCTTATTTTTCTTAGTAAGTTTGTAAATTTTCCCATAGTTTAGCTGTTATCGTTGTTTTCATTGTTTTCATTATTTTCCTCTATCACCCTAGCTTCCATATCGTTTAATCTTCTGTCTTGTTCGTCCATTCTATCATCTTCGTTATTTGCCGAGAAATCACTTTCTTCTCTTGCTGTCTGTAATGATATTATTCGGGAGTTCACAAGTTGAACGAGTGTATTGTTCCATTCAGAGAAATCTATGTATGAGTATGGCTCTATGGTAGCGTTTATTCTTAAAGCGTTATAACCTGTTGCGTCACCTTCCATTACTCCTACATAGTATTTGAATATATTGGCCATGTCATTTATGGCTGTATTCATCATTTGTGCATCACTTCTCGCCCATTCCATTTCAGGCTCGTAATACATTGCTGTTGTTCCAGTAGGTCTGTCACCTGACGATGATTGCATTGGCGGAACGACACCGCTTCCGTCAAGTATCCCGTTATATATGTTATCTATTTCGGTGAACAGTGAGTTTGAAGCATCCATTTTACCCATGAACTGTGCATCATCTTCTGCCCCTACACGTAAAATGGAAGTTCCTCCCAATCCGTTTCTTTGAATGTTTATTCTTCCGTTTGTCTTGATAAGTAGCATTTGGAATGCCTGTCGTGTGTTGTATTCTCCTATCATGGACATTAAGAACTCGAAATCGTCTATCAAGTCCTGTACTGCCCCCCAAAATGGAAGTTCAAGCCGTAGATATACTACAGGTATAAATCCCAGGTTATGGAATTGATGCAGTTGTATGATATTTCCGTTTTCGTCAATATCCGTTGCTATATCTCCGTTGGAATCAAGCGTGTAAAACTCATCTTTAGTCCATACATCGACAAGTGTGTCTGTATGCTCTTCTCCATCAGCCGAGATATATGTGGTTGTATATTCCCTTGCGAAAGCTATTCTTTCCCCTCTTCTGTTTTTATGTTCATACAGTATATCTCCTTTTGAGTAGCTGAAAGACCTGTATTTTATCTCGTCCTTATCCTTATATATATATATGGCAGCATCTCCTACCTTTCCAGCTTCGCTTATAAGTTCAAACTTGGCTGTTTCCATGAGAGAATCAGTCCAGTATTCCTTGTATGTTGTCAGCTTATCCCTGTTCTGCTGGTTTGACGCGCTTTTCTTTATCTGAAATTTAAGAGGATTGGTACATAGGTGTGACACCCTTTTCTTATGTATCATCCTTTGAAGGGGGAATGCCCGTCTTTGCAGTACGTAGGGAGTTGATGCCGATTTCTTTTTCCTTTTCTGAGCACCTACATTAGCGCTTTCATCATCCGATGATGTGGTATCCTCGTCTGACGGTATACTGTCTTTCCAGTCGGGTCTGTTGTGTATATAATGTCCTGATGTATCCCATTGCGCTAGGAAATCATCTTGTGACATATATTTGTATATCAAAGTGGAGCGTCTTGGCTTTTTCTTTGTTCCTCCACCTCTCCCATCGTCACATCTTGACGGAAGTGCCACTTTGAACGGTTCTTTTCGTAATAAAACGTCTAATTTTAAAATTTCCATAGGTAATTATAAATATTTTAATTCATCCATTATATCGTTAGGTATGTCAATCATTACATCGCATATATCAAAATATGTCCTGTATAAAAATGTTCCTTCTATCAAGTCGGGTGAGCATCCTACAATCTTTTTTGCCTCCTGTTTTTTCAGCAGTCTTAGTTTCCCGTTTTCCCTTTCCACGTCACGTCTTATTGCTCTTCTCTGGTCCATCAGTGCTTCCCGTATTGTTTTGTTCACATACGGTTTGTCGAGAAGTTCAGGGTTTATACTGAATCCGCAATATCCTAGATTTGTTCCTTTTATACGTGTTACCATCTCATCGGCAAGCTGTGCCCTTAGATCGAAATAGAATCTTACAGGCTGATCATCCTTACTTTTGTCTAGTCTTTTCGGAACACCTCTAAGTATTGCCAGGCTTTCGGGAAATGCGTCACGGAATGTCGGTGCTCCAAGACCGTCAAATGCCAGTCTGTTTTCACCGATTCCCCATTTCCGTAGATTGTTTCTTACCCATCGGTTCAAATCCCTAGGCTTTAATGTGTTTGACCATTCTAGGTCTTGTAAGTGATGTCCTATGAAGTGCCCCATTACACAAACGTCACCAAGACCGTATGCTATATCCAGTGTAGCACATTCAAAGTAATCGTCAAACACAGGCTGAGATGAGAACATTTCCTCCATTTCGTCACGGGTTATCCACTCGTTTCCCCCTTTTATCAGCTTCCATGAACCTAATGCGTTTATGGATACTTCCTGTGCTGTCCCTCCAAGGTTTTTCTGATAGTCGGGATTGGAAGCCATAAGTATCTTGTTATCTTCTAGCCCGGAAGCTATAAAGGTTATGCTCTTGATGTATCTTTTACAGTTTGTTTCGTCAATTTTGGTATTTTTACCGAATCTTGCGATGATATAATCTTTTGCCTGAGCAAATACTTCTTGTGGGCTGTCACCCCATGCTGTTTCATGTATAGTATCTCCATATTGAAAGAAATATCTTACCTTTCCCGATCTTTCTGGAATTGCTATTCCGTCATCGTCCACCCACCATGATACCAGTGCTCTCCAGAAATCGCTGTACGGGTTTGGATTGCACGCGCCTGTAAGACTTGTTCTTAGTCCTGATGATGAACGCAATATCGTTTGAAGGTAGTTTATGATAGGTTCTGTTGCCTGTGAGCACTCGTCTATCGCCACCTTGACAACGTTACCACCCTGTTGTCTGTCCTTAAATTCGCTTACGCCTTTTTCTCCCGACAGGCAGGCATCACCGAAATAATCATACCGTATTTCACCTCCTGCGTCAAGTCTTGAAAGGCGTTTTGAATCAATATACTCACCATAAGGTTCAACCATCTTTGAAACCACTTTAAGAATACCGTCCGCTTTTTCTGCGGATGTCTTGTCCTTACGGAAAACGAGTGCGGAAAATGACGGGTGGTTGCATGAACTCAGTATATCCATTCCAAGGCATACGGATTTTCCTCCCCCACGATTCCCGTGAAGTATCTTTATCCCTGCCCTGTTCCTTAGAAATGCCTCCTGTGAACCTTTCTGTGGGGCAAGCATATTTACCTTGTACCCCTTGCTTCTTCTGTCCTCTATATATCTTTGGACGAAATCAAGGCTTTTATATGGTATGATTCCCCTTTTGCCATATCGTTTCAGCGATTTGACAACATCCTTAGTCTTTAATCCTCGGTATTTTAAGTCAATTTCTTCCATCGTTTTCTATGTATCCCGCAAATGGCATTAATGTACATTTTTACACACATTTTAGAACGTTAATCCGTTCGGGGCGATACCAACGCCCGCTATCAGTTATCATAAAAGAATCACCGAATACTTTTCTACCTATATTAAGCGCACCGTTGACATCAGCATTGATAACCTTTCCAACTGCCGACTTGAACAGCCCTCGCTTGACGCGCTTGCCGAGATAGCTATCATGCTTGCATATATCCTCCATAGATAGAGCGTCACATTTACTTGTGTAGCTTTCCTCATGTTCGACATAGCTGATACCTGCAAGCTCGCACTTGTATCTAAGGCAGCTTCTCAACCTCGCAAAAGGGATGAATGTAAACTTCTGATTGTTTACCCCGCCCATATTGACGGATTGCTTCCATCCTTTGTTGTAGCCTACAGCAAGAGTGCCTATATGGTGTGATACAAGATAATCAACGATACGCCTGCTTGTCTTGTGCATCGCATCATTCATAAACCGTTCACGTTTCTCATACATCTTTCTCATCCTGTTTGTCAGTTTCTCTATCCCCTGCCTGTCCTTTATGGATTGCAGCATGGACAATGTTTTGTTAAACCATCTGTTGTATGACTTGACAACCTTGCCTGAAAACAGCAGCGCATTGCATCCGCACACCAGCGTGGCAAGGTTGTTCACACCCAAGTCTATTGAAGCCATACCAGTACCGACATTATCCGAACAGCCACAATCATATACAACCTCCACGGTCATGTATGTACGTTTTGGGATTATCCTAACCTGTTTGAACCGTTCGATTCTGTCCTTGTACTTCTCCCATTGAGGAACGGGTATTTTCAAGTCACGGTCAAGTATTATATACCCGTCATGTATCCTGCACGACTGGTTGGTATATATAGCATTGCTCATCCCACCACGTTTGTGATAGCATGGCAGTTCGGGCTTACCGTTATACTTCCCGGGATTCTTCGCCCAATCCTTTACAGCCTTGACATATCCCTTCATTGCCTTGTCAAGCACGCGCAATGTCTGTTGGGCTACGTGTGATTTCACAAGCCTGTAATTTATCGTACCTTCAAGGTTGGTGACGTTTTTCATTATCCTGTCCAAGTCGGGATAGAACAGCCACCTGTCATTATCCTTCAACTCGTTGCGAATGATATACAACGCCTGGTTGTACAGATTGTTCGTAACACGGCAGATAGCGCAAAGCCTGTCAGAATGGTTGATCTCAAATTTATAAACTAATTGCATATTAATCAGTATTATGTTTTGCTAGTAAATGTACTACTATATAATAACACTAGGAAACAGTATGTGTTAATTTTTATAATAGCTTCCATTTATTCCTTAATGCCTTGCAAATATAATATTTTTTTAAATATTTTTTTGCTTATACACATTTTTTAACTACATTTGCATCGGTAAGAGGTACTTACTGTGCGCAAAGGTCTTGTGCATAAATCACATAAAAAAAATAAATAGTATATGAATGGAAATGTAAAAGTCATTTTTGAAGATATCAAGAATGCGTTGGGAGAAAGTAGCTCCGTTATTACAGATCGTACAATCGAACAGACAATTAATGAGTTCTCAGCGTTCGCACCGCAGGAAAATGCGGAAAAGTTCTGGAATGAAAGTGTTGTAAATCATTTAAAGAACACAGTGGCAGGTCAGGTAAGAGCGTTTGCGTCTGATAAGCGCAAAGAGTGGGATACAATCAAGGAACAGGAGATATCCAACTTGAAAAAGGAATGGGAAAAATCACATTCGTCACAACAACAATCATCCGAACAGAAACAGTTTAAGTTGCCCGATGATGTCAAGGCTAAACTTGAAGAGTTTGAAAAGTTCAAGAAAGAGTTTGAAGCTAAAGAGCAGGAGGAAAAGCAGAAGCAGATTGTTATTGTTTGAAGCATGCATTTGCCGAAAAAGGAAAATGTGTAAATTTATGTAATGATTGACTTTTTTGTTA